ATGATCCTTGTTGATACCTCTGCCTGGATTGAATGGCTGATTGGTTCACCCATAGCAGACCGGATATCGGAGCATCTTCCAGGTCAGGATACCTGGTTGGTCCCGAGTATGGTGCAACTTGAGTTGGCTAAATGGCTAACGCGTGAAGTGGGAGAAGACAAAGCAGATCAGGCCATTGCCTTTACTCAGGTCTGTCAGGTTGTCCCTCTCGATACAGAGATTGCTTTGGCAGCGGCAGAGGCCTGCCGCACACATCGGCTGGCCACAGCTGACGCAGTTATTTTTGCAACAGCACAAGCACATGGTGCCGAGCTATTGACCTGTGATGCACATTTTGAAGGGCTGCCTTCCGTGCTCTATATTCCAAAAATTCAGTGAGCTTATGCCCTATCTAATCGCATGACCCTCAATCAAGGCTGTTGGCCTCTAAGCACATCTCGTCACTGATGTTACGCACCATCACCGCCTCAATTGGCGGCAACAGCTCCGCTGTGATCAGAGGCGAAAGTCCAAGAGCCGCCCCGAGATGGAGTGCCGCACCCATATCCCAGCCAAGGACAGCGCCACCGCTCATGCCACCAGCAACGCGTATCTGGCCACCAAGCCGCTGAACAAGATCCCAGACCTGCCAGCCCTCGAGTGTTAGCGGTTTGTGAAGGCTGCGTGGGCAGTCCGGACATACAGAAGGGCATGCCACGCAATAGTCACCGCCCCCGCCGAACTCCCAGTCGGCGAGAGCGGTCAGGCGTTTTTTTCCGCATCCAGAATGAGCGCGCCTGCGATGTATGTGGTCTGGAAGGCCTCAAAGATCGGCCAGAGTTCCAGTAGCGCACCGAAGCCCTCTGACGTCAGAGGCAGCGGTTTGCCGTCCTCGTCTCCGACGCCCTCCCAATCCTTTACGACGATGCGGGCCACAGCTTTGGCCACGATACGGGCGAGATCATCATTGGAGGCGCTGGTTTCCGCATCGCTTGCAGCGGCGACGATCGTCGGATCGCTCCGCGCGGCCAACATGATAGCTGTGGTGAGCGGCTCCACCAGCAGGCGGACGCCGTGACCGAGATCGAGCCACCGCGGTTCAGTAAACAGGTTCAATCGTAGCATCAGTACTCCTCGCGGTCATTGGTTAGGGTGACAGTGCACATCCGGCCCACAACCGGATCACTCGCCGCCTGCCAGTCAAAGGTGGCCTGTACACCCTGCGGGCCTGAGATCTCGATCCGGGGCCTCGGGAGATAGACAGCGTGGGCCGTGAATGTGAGGCTCTCACCAGTCACCAGCATGTAGGCGAATTCAAGTTCGCAAGCTTCGCCATTGATCGCTTGAGTCACCAGCGTCTGATCGGCGAAGCGCACGACGACATTGCCCGTCAGGGCAGCAATCGACGGGTCCGCGCCATCGATCTTGCCGTCCGCCCGGATCGTCTCAATCCGGTCGAGATTGTTGGCATAAGTAAGGTCGGCAGAGACAACGTTACCGATGTTCGCGCCGTTCCGCGTGATGGCTCCGTTGAAATGGCCAAAGCGGTTCAGCACTATATTGGCGGGGGTCCCTACCGTGCTGTTCGTGGCGATGGCCTCGCCCTGCGCCACGATACTGGCCGTCGCGGTCAGCAACCCGGAGCGGGCCATCTGCCAGTTGAGGCTGTCCACCATGCAGCCGGAATACATCGCATAGCGCGGCACCTCCGGCATTCCAGTTTCGACCGAGAAGCTCGGCAGCGCCCAGTTTCCGGAGCGGAATTCATGGGTATAGGGTGCTTCAGTTCCAGTCGTCGTGGGAGTGCTGAACGCAGCCTTCAGCCAGAAGCCGAAGGCCTCGGCATCGATCGGGATCACCACGTCACCGTCCGCCGTCACCGCGTCCTTGATCGGTGCCTGCGGATCCCGGCCATAACCCAGGAGCTCCGAAGTCTGCAACGGTTGCTCCGCCCCCAGCGTGGTGCTGGCAAAGGGCATCTTTGAGAAACCGCTCGCTGGTGGCGTGCCATAAGTCGTTTCGAACGCAAGCGCCATTAGCGCCCGCGCCCCTTGGGCTCGTGCCATGGTGTTCTCCTCGGGTTGTAGGGGTCAGGCCAGCGGATCGGCCGTGGAATAGTGCAAGACGACAGGAATAACCGCTGCCTTCAGGCTTGCCGCGCCCTCGACAGGCAGCTCGACAGGTTGCGGGGCTTCAGCCTCAACCCATTCACAGAGGCCGCTTAGCGTTCGGTCGGCGGCGAGCGCCGTGCCGATGCTGGCGGTCAATGTGTCGAAGACGGCGTCACGAGCCGCCCCCTGGACCACCGCCTCAATCTCGGCACGGTGCTGGTAATGGTAGGCGAGCGGCGATAGCGTCACCTCGGGCTCCCCTGGTTCACCGTCGCGCAGGATCAGCAGGCCAGCAGCTGGGACGCGCTCGGGCAGCACGTCACCGCGCAGGGCGGTGGCGGGCAGCGCCGTGAGCCTCGCATGCAATGCTGCTAGGATGGTCTCGCGTGAGGTGGGCATCTGATCGAACCTTAATCCGCCGAAGCTAGCCTCCATGGATGCTCTTCAATCCGGAGCCGAACTTTGTTCTGCAGAGAGTTGTGGCGAGTCCACCGCTGCAACGCGTTCCCCGAAACGATCGATAGATTAGCGACCGCAAGAACTAGGTGACAAGGTGCTTCCAATTGCTGCCTTGCTATGAAATTGCCCGCCTTGAAGAGTATGGTTTCGATTTCTTGCGGCCCGATGCTCTGAGCAGTTGCTTTGCATTGATAAAAGTGAAGCTCATTGCTCGGAGCAATTGCGACTAAGTCAATCCCGCCGTCTTGCATCTTTAGTCGGAGCCCTCGATAGTCGACTTCAAAACCTTGATTTTCAAGAGAAAGCCCGACCTGCCGCTCGAACGCATATCCTAGGTCGGCCGGAGACAGATCGCGAAGTCGCCATGACAAGAGAACCGCGCCCGCTTCATCGACGAGCGTGAGTTGTTCATTAGGTTCGTCGAGTAAAGGACGGCCGAATACGAGCGATCGCATGAGAGAGGCCGTCAATTTTCGGTTCTTGATCATGGCTCTCAAAATGACAGAGGTGAGAGAAAATTCTACTTTGATCTTCGCCGTGATTGCGAACAAGGCAATCGTTGGCATCAAACCCTCGATTCCAACCAATTCGCAACAATCAGCCCCAGAACCACCGCCTGCGCGCGCTCTGCATCCCGTGCAAGATCGAGCCGTTTCGCGAGCTTCACCTGCGGAACCAGCAGAAAAATCGGCACTGTTGCCTTGCCACGCCCCGTCTTGGAACGCGATGCAACGCCCAACCCGCGACTGTTCAACCGACCATCGGCCACCAAGAGGCTTGGCCCCCGGCGCCTCTCCCATTCCTCCGGTGTGATGCGGCGGCCTTTAAGGCCTTTGCCAGCCGCCGCCGTCGGGATTGCGAGCCAGAACCCGTCACGTGACCGGATCAGCGGGCCCGTGTCGTGCGCTCCCACGATGACCGGCGCCTTCGACCAGACCAACGCAGCGGCTTTCAAGCTTTCACCGGCCTTGGGATAGGTCTGGCTCCGGATCGAATTTGCCAGCCGCCGACCCAGCCCCGCTTGCGTGATCTGCCCGCGCCAGGCGGATTTCAGGTCTTTTCCAGCTTCCCGCATCGCAGCACTGACAGCCTTTTCGCCCGCCTTGATCTCGGCTGCCATCACGGCGACGAGGTCGGGTGTGATGTCGAGGCCCAATTTCATGCGGGGGTCAGTTCAATCGTCCAAATAAGCCGCTCGCGGTCACGGCGCGGCTCGCCCTGGATCAGGAAGGTTTCATCCCCGATCAGGATCTGCTCCTGCGGCCGAGGTGCTGGAATATCCACCACCCGAACATCGATCCGCGTTGTTTCCGACATGAGCCGCGCCGTCCCGAACTCCGTGATCTCGTCGGGACGGCGGAGAATACCGCGTGCCTGCGTAAACCGTCCCTCCATATCCCGATGCCAGATTTCGACCGAGATATTGGGGTCGACAAACAGCATGCCGACCGCGGCGGCAAAGGCGGTCATCAGAAACTGCCGTTCAATCGCACCTTGCCCAGTGTGTCGCCCGCACCGCCAGCCACAGCTTCGACGGCAACGCCGATCAGCGTGTTGGAGGTTACCGTGGTGGTCGTGACCTTGTTGGTGTCATCCCAATAGATCTTGGCCCCGACCGTCCAGGCCTGGCTGGCAGCCTTGGCAAGTTCAAAGACGCCGGTGAGCACGGTTTCGATCTCCTCACCGCTCAGCGCATCGCCCGCGGCCACGCCCACAATGGAGCCCACCTTCAGGCAGGACCCGCTGGTCACGTCATAGGGGGCGGCCAGGGTGATCGTGCCACCCGGCTGGATATAGTTTTTCATGGGGAAAACCCTTTCTTCTGGTGCAGGGAATGATGGGGAACGCGAGGGCGCACAAAAAAAGCGGCGATCATCAGTGATCGCCGCAGTAGAAGGGACGCGTATACCCTCAACGGGGGAAGTGCATGCCCTCTCAATATCGGCGGCCGGAGGCGGCCACCTTGATCTACGTCAGGGCAACGCCCGGGTTCTTGTAGAGGCCGCGCCAGTCGATGGCCTTGGCGCCAAAATCAAGCCGCGCGCGGATCTCGATGCCGTCGACGTCAAAGCCCATGCGGGTTTCCATGGCGACGCCCTCCTGGCCCTCGAGATAGGCGTATTCGATCGTGTCGATCGCCGCGGGATTGGCAAAAAGATACCAAGGCACCGCGCCCGATGCCGGATCCAGCCGCGGTTCGGAGATCACCACCAGCGACCGCATGGAGGCCGGCACCACATCGCCCGGTTTGGTGGGGACGATGGTTTGTGCCAGCAATTGCTCCGCATTGAGCTCAAGCGAGGTCGGCACCACAAGGAATGCGGGCCGGATATTGAGCGTGGCCTTGCCGTCGACCCCCTTCTGGTGGCTCATTGCGGCGCGCGCTTTTGCCAAACCCGAGACATCCAGCGCCGCCCCGGTTCCCGCGAGGTTGTTGTGGGAGGCATGGAACAGCGCCTTGCCATCGGCCATGGCGGCATTGGCGGCGATGACGCCCCAGACCACATCGCTTTCGAGAGTTGCCGCGGCCGTGCCGAAGAGCGCCGGCACCCTGGTGAAGGCATCGAGGTCGTCATTGATCAGGACCTGACGGGTAATGCCGATCACCTTGCCGAAGGTCTCGATGCGGTATTTTTCCTGGGCCTCGCCGATCGTGCCGCGCTTGTATTCACCGCTCTCATTGACTTTCTCGAGCTGCGGGGCTTCACCAAGCTGCAGACGATGCACGTCCTTGAAGTCCGCCACTGTCGTGCGCCGCGCGATCGGCGCGAAGGTCCTGGGTGCCACATTGAATCGCTCCGAGTTTGTCGGAGACCATCAACTTAAGTAAGGATGATGGTTATGACGAAAAGCAAGATGTCAAATCGCTACTCGCCTGAGGTCCGCGCGCGTGCGGTCCGAATGGTGTTCGAGCATCAGGGCTCATACGAAACGCAGGCGGGCGCGATTGCGGCCATTGCACCCAAGATTGGCTGTATTCCTCAAACCCTGCGCGAATGGGTCAAGCAGGCTGAGAAAGACAGCGGCATGCGCGATGGCGTGACTACTGAGGAACGGAACCGGATCAAGGCCCTGGAACGTGAGGTTCGCGAGCTGCGCCAGGCGAACGAGATCCTGCGCAAGGCATCAGCTTATTTTGCGCAGGCGGAACTCGACCGCCCACTGAAGCGATGA